CACAAAGCAATCGTATCGCCAGATACACATAAGTCTTTGACCTTGGTTCGTTATGTCTTCTGCTGTTTCTGATTTCTTTGTCTGCGGGGGGTTTAGTGAGGGGTGGTTGGAGTGCGATCTCCTTGATGAGCGTACCGCTTTTCACCTTGCTGCGCACGTCGGGTCTGATGGCATGATCGATGTCCATCTTGAGAAAATTCCTGGCGTTCCCGTTTCCCCATGGCATGTGGGGGGAGGGCTGCGTGATTTTGGTGGAGGCGGTCTCGGGGGCTTTGTTGATGTCGGTCTTCTCAAAAGGCCTGTTCAGCAGTGGGATGGGTTGGCTTGTGGCACTTGCCGTGTTGGTGATCTTGCTGGGATGTGCGAGGTGGTCGGTTGCGGCCGCCGTCGCGTTGGCATGCAGGTCGCTGAAACGGAGGTGCTTGTCACAAGCTCCATAATGGTTGCGGTGCAGCGCGCGGCTATCGCGCTTGCTCCTGACGATATGGAGTTTTGGGACACCGTGCCTGTCCGTGTTTCTGCTGGAGGCTATACCTTCATCAAGGACATGTCCCTCGACTTGGCCGCGGAGTCAGAGGTTATTACCAGTGGTGCTGAGAAGTTGCTCGCGGACTTCTTTCGTAGCACGGCCGAGCCCGACACGGAGGTCGTGATGTTGTCGCAGGACGATGAAGAGGCTGTTGTGGCCTCCTGCGCAGATCACGAGGTCGGCTGGGGTAACCTGGCAACACTTTCACCCTGTGTGGCAGTGGATGGCGCCGATGATGATGTTGTTTCTGTTGTGTCCGGGCGGGGTGACGACGTAGGGTTTGAGGTCGATACGACTCAAGGTGACGGGCTGGGGGAGCACCTTGACGACTTCCTCTTTCTGAGGGGCGGAACTGCGGTGGAGAAGAGTAGATCGGTGGCGGGCAACCTTCTTGCCTTGTTGCGACGCGTGGGTGGCACTGGTGTTGATGCGGAGGGAGTCGTTGTGATCTTCGGGGACTCGCCGGGCGTTGTGGCCCGCGAGCTAGCAAGCGTGGGGTATCGCGTGCTGGGTGTCGACAAGGATCCGGCACACGCGGCACCCCCTGGCTGGCTCGACAAGTATAGGACTGTCGTGGCTGAGGTCACTGACGGGCTGACCAGTTCTGAAGTGGAGGGGTGGCTGGCGCAGGTGGGTTGGGGGGGTAAGCGTGTTTTGGCTGCCCTGATGGACATAGATCAAGGTTCGAAACGATCTTCCGTCAGTGATACGGCGCTTAACCGCGAGCTCTCGGCAAACCTGCTCGCAGACTGGAGCGATGCGTTTACTGTGGTTCGTTACCGTGGCTTGCCCGTACTGCCGATTGATGCGTACGTCTTGCCGACGCGCTTTCACGAACCGCAGGGGGCGGAGATGTATGCGGTGCACGGCTTGGAGGGGCCTGCACTCGCTGATCTTGCCGCCTTCCATGTATCCAGCTGGCATGTTGCGGGCTCTGTTTCCTTCGGGGTGCAGTTGCTTTCCAAGGCATGGCGTGATTACGGCCGGCGACGGGGGCTAGGTTACGAGGGTGGTGGTAAAGGGGATGTGTCACCGGAGGGGGGCGAGCGGAAGGGGTTTACGGGCAAATTCCGTGTTTCCGGGGCGACTGGTTACTTGTCGCTGCTGGGCCTGAGGAGTGGTGTTGAGGAGCTGCGACTGGCGCATACTCCGTTTATGCGGGCTGGGAAGCGTGCGCGGGCTTTTGTTGAGCTGCTTGGCCAACTCAAGACCGTAATGGGGAAGGTTCGGCCTGAACGTGTGGCCGAGCTGACCGCCAAATTCCAGCCTGCGGACAGAGTTTTGCTGCGGCACGTGTCGCAAGCGACGTTGAGTGTGTCACCCACACTGCTGCATACGATGCAATCCCGGTACGACGGATTGCTGAAGTATTGTAGCGCAGCCGAGTTGCCGGATCAAGGTCCGGATTTGGGTGATTTCACCAAGCATCCCGGGTTTGGCGCCCTGTTTCACTGGGGCTTCTCCAAGGTGCGCGATGAGATGGGGGTTGTCTTCCCCTACACGCAGTATGCGCGTGTGTTGCCGCTCGCGGCAATGCCGATACTTGCGAGTAGGAGCTGGGTGCGCATGGTCGCCTGGCTGCTGAAAGCGTATGATCGCTTGATGGGGAAGCCTCTCCATACGTGGGAGCTACAAGGCTTGTTGTGGAGCCTGTCTCACGTAGGCACGCAGGAGGAGCGCGAAGTTTACTTCTGGGGCAAGCTGCAGGGGGCAGCTGATCTACTCCTGGCCTCGAGGCGTCGAGGTCAGCGCACGCAGGGTGCCGCTTCTGCGGACCTGAATCGCATTCTGAGCGCGGCTGAAGCTTTGGGGAGTCGGAAGCTGAAGTTGTCTCCGGCGGAACGTATGGTGTTCGGCGCCGCTTATGGGGTCGTCGGACGTGGCCAATTCCGCCATGACTCTGATTACAGCCGCAATCCTCCCGGCGGGTTGCGGTACGCGGAACGTCCCACGCTAGGGCGTATGGCGTCCACTTCCGATGGTACAAGCCATCATCGTACGCTGTCCAGCAGTACAAATGGAAGCCGCGGTGTTTACACTCCGCGCAGAATCGGCTAGCTTAAATTAAGTCGTTCCATGAGTCATCCGTTCTTACGAGCTGGACGTGTTTTTAGAAAGAAGCTACATAGCGGCGGGGCCTCCGTTTTCTCTTTAGGCCCTTGAGTCAGTCGGATCTCCTCGGCGGTGGGGTGGTCTGGTGTAGTGGAACAAATATAAAAAAAAAAAAAAAAAAAAAAAAAAAAAAAAAAAAAAAAAAAAAAAAAA